TTGACCTTGAGACCGAGCTGACGAACGTGATTTCCTATCAGTTGGGCGCAGAAATCGACCAGCAGATCAAGGAGAGCATGATTTACGCCGCTTGGGCTGATTCCAAGGTCATTGACGTGAGCCGTCTTGATGGTCTTGACCAGATGGGACGTATTGCTGCAATGCTGACCTTCGTGACACGCGAAGCCAACGAAATCGCAATCAAGACCCGCCGTGGCGCAGGCAACTTCGTCCTCGCTTCCACGACAGTCTGCTCCTGCCTCCAGCAGCTTGGCACGTCCAAGCTCGTCAGCGATGGCAAGACGATGCCTTCTGTTCCTGCTTCCGCAATTGGCGCAATGACGAAGGAAGGTCTCATCAACGATGGCCGTCAGCTCCTCGTCCGCGACACCAACACCTTTGGTTCCTATGCCCTCGTTGGCTACAAGGGAACGCAGGCTGGTGACGCCGGTATCGTGTACTGCCCATATATCCCTGTGACCCTCTACAAGGCTGTCAAGCCCGAGAATGGTCTCAATGTGATTGGTGCCCGTACGCGCTATGGTCTGGTTGACAACCCATTCGATTCCAAGAACTACTACCAGCTCATCAAGTTCACGGGATTTGACCAGGGATACACGCTTGGCACTGACAAGCGCACCTTCTTTGGCGATCCTATCAACTCTGATGGTTCTGAGTTCGCCGACAGCGCGTTCCAGCATCGTAGTGGTCTCATTGGCTAATCCAAAAGATTGGCACAATGCAAATGAAGATGGTTCGGAGAAATCCGAACCATCTTTGTTTTACTTACACGTCAATTGTTCAGAACATGCATTATCATTTGTTCACAATCTTCTCTGTTTGATATCCAATCCTCTTCAAGAACACATAAGAGTTTTATGCCCTTTGATTCACATTGAAGTTGCTTGAAGTGGTCATCAGTGATTTTGTGTGGCAATGAGTGCCAATATGTGCCGTTGTATTCGATGGCAACTTTGATGTCAGGAAGCCAGATGTCAAGTTCGTGGTTCTCAATCCAATTGTTCTCAGAATTCGGCTCCATTTGAGTTCTGTCATTTTCTATGATGGTTCCATGATATACTGATTTCACAAATTCAAGAACCTCCTTCTCTCCTTTGGATGTGGTGTATAGTTTGTTATTTAACCTTCCTCTTTCTCCACCCCATAATCCACCATACATTTCTATTTGAGTTTTAACTATCTGCTCAGCATTATTGTAGTTCTCGTCCCCATATCGCTTTTTCTTTGTTTGTTTTGTTTTTTCTTGACGTTCCTTATAGGCTTGTTTAACAGAACCATGTTGCTCTATCATAGTTTGCCTTGATTTTTTCTGACCCTCTTCCGTAATCAAGAACGACTTTGCATTATAACGCTCCATATTGGTGTTTTCAACCTTTTGCTTCACCTCGTCGTTTTTCATGGGGTTGTCTACGCCCCAGTTCTCCATTGAGGTTTGTCGAGCCTTTTCTCTGAATTCTGGAAGATTGCCTGGGTCTTCAGAACCATATTTCTCCTTAAATATCGCACGTTCCTTGGCGTTCAGCTCTGGAGATGCGAATCCAATTCCACCCCAGCGTTCTTCTGTTGTCTCTCGTACCTTGTCCTTTATTTTCTGGCAGTGCATTGGGTGATCACAACCATATGTCTCAATCAATGATTTTCTGTATGCTTCCTTATAGTGGTCTGTTTTCTTTGCGCATTTGCAGGAACAAGCGGTTCTATCGTAGCCAGTGAATATATTGGCAACATTCTTTGTGATGGGATTGTTGCAGTCAGGAGCATCACATATTGGAAAATCGTGGATGTCGTTCAATAGCCAATACAGATGGGTCTGCATGTTGTTGTTTTTGAGTTTCTCGGCCTCATATGACATTATGTAGTCAAGGAGATGCTTGTTTTTTGGTCTACGAAGGAACTTTCCATACTGGGTATGGTGGGCATCTATGATTGCCCGTATTTGTTGTATAATATCTATAGTCATGTTCAATAGTCTCCTTATTGGATGTGATTAGAGGTTGATTGAAAGTAACGATTTCTTTCAACCTCGTTTCTATTTACAATTATACATCAAAAAACTGAATAGGGGGTTTGGTTTTCATCTTGGTTTGTGTAAATATATTTGAACTATGAATTTCTGAATAGGTATTCAGAATGGAATAGTACAAACAACTATAACTTACAAAAACGAGGTAAAATAATGGGAAATCGTCAAATAAGGGCCCCTGGTGTAGAGATAATCGAGCATGATTTGTCCGGTTATACAACTACCAACCTGGGAACCAACTGCCTCATCACTGGTTTTGCGCAGAAGGGCGAAGACCTTGAGCCAATTCACATCACGAACCGCTCAAGTTGGCTTTTGAACTTTGGCGCACCAACCAACGAGGCTGAGGAATACTTCTACAATGCTGGCATGGAAGTCTTGGATCAACAGGGCTTTCTCTATGCTGCGAAGATTCCATATTCCAACGATATCGCGGGCATCTATGCTGCGGCTAAATATACAATCAGCACTCCAAGGGAACTCTATGACCTTGATGAAGATGAAGGAATGTACTACACTTGGATAACCAATGAACTTGGTGAACCAGAAAAGAAGTACATAGGAGAGGAGGATGAGGACAAGCTTCCTGGGCATCCACTTGGCCGTTTCTACAAGAACTACCGTGGACTCAAGGATCTTGGCATCACCAACCTTCAGTTGATTGCTCCATCGGGTCAGGACTTCATTTCCAAGGATTTGGTTGAAGAGTACGAGACTGGCGAATCCACTCCGGGAAGCAATGTCATCTACCTTGTTGACAAGACAAGGGCAGTGTATACAAGGGTTCCTGAGATTTCAGACAAGCAGAACAACCGCGATTCAAGGTACTGCATTGGCATTGTTCCAGTGATAACAACCCTCTGCAACACCGCATGGTTCCAGAAGAACGCCACGGGACTTGAAGCTGACGTTGACGAGCTGTATCAACCAGTTCGTTCGTTGAGGACAATAGAGTTCCCTGCAGGTGCAGCTTCTGCCGCAGAGTACAAGCCAACCAAGTTCGCAAAGGAAGACCTTCATACGCAGTTGATGAAGGGACAGGGAACGTTTACGGCATCTCTTTCCGAGCAGGCCGCGACAATTGCCCAATCTTGCCTTGCGAATGGCAATCTTGTTGATGGCAAGTTCAAGCCTTTCTGCTGCAACGATGTGTGCGTTGTTGTGTTCAAGGCGTTCGTGTCAACCGAAGATGGCAAGATAGACTTCACTCCTGTTGAGACATGGGTTGGCTCCCTTGATCCAAATGGGCGCAACGAGAAGGGTCTGACAACCTTCATCGACACCATCATCAACAACAACTCCGAGTACATCTACTGCTTCTCCAACCTTCAGGATCCACAGAAGGTTCTGAATCCAGATCATGGCTTCGTTGCTGGCTCCGACATGGAGTACGAAACCGCGAAGGAAAACCACCAGAACGATACCGAATACCATGCAGCAACCTTGTTCTCCGCATATGCCGCAGCAATGCTTGGCTTCAACACTGGAGAGGACAAGTGGTCTGGTGACATAGGTCTTGCAGCTCCAAGGGACTTCACTGACGAGGTATATGGAGAATCCTGGCCGTCGGATGGCTTGGACGAGAATCAAGAGAAGATGAAGGATTTGTCCATCGAGACGATGGGCAACCTCCGCAAGTTCTACAACGAGGACGCAAAGCAGCCAATCTGCACGTTGGATCCTCTTGTCATGAGCGCAAAGTATTCCTTTGACGATCTGTACAAGGTTGTTGATGAAGCAACTGACGATGGATTTGTTGACAGCACCAATACCACCAAGAAAACTCCAAACTACCTTGATGGATACGCCAAGGATTATCTGGACAAGGTGAAGGAGGAATTCAACGAATACTTGGAGGTTTCCGACAAGTTCATCACCGAGAAGCCCTCAATCACCTACAAGATCACAAGGAAGTCAAAAATCACCCAGAATGGGCAACAGGTGGAGATTCCACAGATTGATGGCGCGATAAAGTTCGATCTGTACAGGGCCGGCGACGTTGAAAAGCCAGAGAACTTTGAACTTGACTCCTACGAGTACACGTTTACCATGGGTTCTCTTGACACAATTGACGATGACATCCTTGACATCCATACGCTTGGACAGATTGACTACTATGCGCAGGAAGGAATGGGCAACAAGATAGCCGAGATGAAGCTGTCGGAATTGTCAATTCTCAACTCCACGGACTACTTGAGGGCAATCTACGACTTCGATAATCTGGTCAATCCAGAAGTGCTTCTGCCAAATACGCCATAGATTGACTTCGATAGCGTTGAGTGGGCGCAAGCCCGCCAGAAAGCAATCCAGGCAATGATTGTGAATTCAATCCAGAAGTCTGGAAGGTTCAAGGCCAAGTTGCGCTACCTCAAGAAGGCGAAAATCAACCTTGACAGGCTTGACATGAACTTCGATTGGTGTTCCAACTCCAGCGCAAACATGACGCCGGAGCAGAAAGCCAACAAGTCCATAGGCAAGAAGTATGTTGAAGACATCTTCAAGTCCTACAACGATGTTGGTTTGCTTGGTGGAATCAAGTTCGTTGACATTCCAGACGATCAAAAGGCTTCGTCCGATTCTTCTTCAGAGGGCACTTCCGACCTTCTCTCCAAGAAGGACGCGCTTGAGGCGAAGTTGGACGAGATAGTGAACGTGGACACCACCAAGAAGCAGAAGATGAAGCCACGTCAGGGAGTTGTTGATCCAAAGAAGAAGTCCGCCGACCTGATATTCATTGAAAAGTATCTCAGAGTCAGGCAGTATCTCCTTTCTCAATACTATTCCAAGTTGGCGGACATGCTCAGGGCAATCGCCAAGATAATGGAAGACTGCACATACGCCCAGCAGCGCTATGTTGAGTCCCAGAGGAACATCGATGATGCCAACATCATGCTTGGCTTCTATCCAGAGATGGCAGAGCCAATCATCACCTATACCACAATCGCGCAGTCTCTGAACAAGATCTTCGATAGCATGAAGAACGTCCACGACTACGATGTTGACGTGGTGTGCGATGCTGGTATTTCCAATATCGCCCAGTTCGTGAAGCAGGTCTACGACCCAAGCGCGGACGATGGCGAGGACGTTGGTGGCATCTACCAGCCAGTCAAGTACAGCGCGTACTTCAAGTTCAACAAGAACACCGACCTTGCCTATTGGAAGACAATCGTGTTCAAGTTCGACACCTTCTGCAAGTATCGTGGCGACTGCATGTTCTGCACAGATGGTCCCCGTGGAATGGTTCTGATTGGAAACAAGCAGGTGGTCCGCAAGACGAAGAAGGACACGAGCGTTGACCTCAACATCCTTCCTTACCTCAAGAAGATCACTGGATTCAACACCAGCTATGGCGCAGGCTACCTCAACTGGTACCGCACCATCTCTGATTACACCGGTGACACCCTCTGGGTTCCACCTTCAATCAAGGCAATGGGAACCTATATCCTCACGGACAAGCAGTACAATTGGTGGGATGCTCCAGCAGGAATGCGCCGTGGCGTGATCAACATGGTGGAGACCTCCTTCAATCCAAACAAGGATCAGGCTGGCGACATCTATGATGCAAATTGGAACTACGCAATCCACTACCTCAACGATGGCATCATCCAGGAAGGACAGAAGACCTTCCAGACGAGGCAGAGCGCGCTTGACCGCGTGAACGTCCGTCGCTTGATTGGCCGTATCAAGAGGTATGTGTACTTCGCTTCAAGGCAGTTCCTCTACGAGCCACATACGCAGGCAATCCGCGAGAAGTACGTGAAGACAATCACGCCATTCTTCCAGGACTTGATGAACCGTGGTGGTCTGTATGGGTTCAAGATAATCTGCGATGAGAGCAACAATACGCCCGAAGTCATTGACCGCAACGAACTCCGTGTCAAGATAGGAATTAAGCCAGTTAAGACGATCGAGTTCATCATCATTGACCTCTGTACGTTGAACACAGGTGCAAGTTGGTCTGAAATGGATTCAATTTGATAGACGATCCATTGAAGTTCAACA